GATAAATTAATAAGTAGGGAAAATTTAACAATTGCAGCAGAGGTTGTAAGACAAGCCAAAGAAATGGAGAAGGAGCAAATGAAAGATGCTTGGGATGATGGTTTATTTGGTAAAACAGATAATTTTCAACAATACTACAACGAAACATTTGAAAAGCTATAATATGACAAACAAAAAAAATAGTAAGCCTTTAGATTGACTAATTTTGGAAAATAATATCTAATTTTAGCCTTATGGTGGAAAAAATAGGCGCAGAGCAAAAATAATAAGCGCAATGGTGGAATAATATATCTTTGTGGCTCAAAAGTGAGCCGTATTTATACGAATTGATACGAATAATGAGCTTTAAAAATCCCAAAATGGGAACTTTTGTAACTTTAATGACAACTTATGAGTTTAATCTTTATAATATTAGCAGCAATTTGTAACTCGGTAATGGATGTTCTATCTACCAGGTATTATGTTTCTATATTTGGAAACTTAAAAAATAGACAGTTTTGGGATTGGAATATGTCCTGGAGAAACAAATGGCAGTGGGGCGAGAAAAAAAATGGCGAGAAGTTTTTTCTATCTTCAACTATGCTTTCGTTTTTAACGGATGGGTGGCATTTATTTAAAGCCTTGATGTTATTGTTTATTTCTTTAGCTATTGTAACTTATAAGCCTATATTTGGGTATTTTGATATAATTCTATTCTCTATTATTTGGGGTGTAGTCTTTGAGATGTTTTACACTAAAATCTTATTGAAATGAGTACAACCGTTCTTAAAAAGAAATTAGATACTATCTTCTCTATTTACATAAGACTTAAATATGCTGATGAAGATTTGAATGTTAAATGTTTTACTTGCGATAAAATCTATCCTTATAAAAAAATGCAGAATGCTCATTTTTGGAGTAGAACTCATTTGTCTACAAGATGGGATGAAGAAAACTGTTATCCTGGTTGCTACGGTTGTAATGTCGCTAAAAATGGTAATTACATTGTATATACATTAAGACTGCAAAAACATTTAGGAGATGAAGCATTTGCAGCATTAGAGCATAGAAAGAATCAAACCTTTAAAACTACCAAAGATTGGTATTTAGATAAGATTGATGAATACACGCAAAAAGTAGCTGCACTATGATAGAGGCAGAATTGTTTAAATATTTAAAAGATAAATATATTCCTGATTTAGTAGCTGGTAAAGAGTATTCAAGTTTTGATTGCTATTCTGTAAAGTATAAAATGTTTATTGAGTTAAAATGCCGAGAAGTACATTACGATACTTTATTAATAGAAAAATATAAGTATGAACGCTTAATAGCTTTAAGTTTAGGGTACGGTTATAAGCCTTATTATATTAACTCAACTCCTAAAGGTATTTATTCTTTTAAATTAGATATAAGCCCTGAATGGATTTCTAAATTATTACCTAAAACAACAGAATTTGCAGAAAACAATAAAATACTAAAACAAATAGGATATTTAGATATAAAAGATGCAAAACAATTATGATAGATAAAATCAAAGCAGAGATAATTAAAGCTAATAGGACCAGTGCAATAGAAGACCTAATAAATTCTAATCTTAAACTTGCTGGGTATTTGTTTTTTTTAAATGAAATGGAAGCAGAGATTCATAAAGGCTACATAGATGCATACACTACCAGGAAGATAGAGGAAGCAAGGTTATTTGTAGAAGGTGAAGGAACGCAAGGCAATAAAGAAAAACAGGCAATAATAATGTCCGAGCCTTACCGAGTAATAGAAGGTAAATTTGAAACAAGGTTAGCAGAGGTAAAGAATATTAGATTTTCTACCAATTCTTTTATAGATGTCTTAACTCAAAAGATTAATTACTTAAGGAAGGAATACGAACTTTCTAAAAATGTAATAAAATAGCTACCTTTGTTGTAAATAACAAAAAGTAACAATGTTTGAAAAAGGCAAAAGCGGAAATCCGAATGGCAGACCACAAGGTGCAGTAAGCCAAAAAAGATTAGTATTAGACAACTTCGTTAATATAATTATAGAAGAGGGTACAGATAGATTTAATCAAGAACTTAACTCTTTAGAGGGTAAAGACTTTGTACAGTCTTATTTAACTTTACTTGAATACGCAAGACCAAAGCTTGCAAGAACAACTTTAGAAGGAGATGCTAACAATCCAATCCAAGCACGAATAGTATTTGAAGAAATAAAAACCTATGCACCTATCGGAAAAGCAGACACAAGCGATTGATTTAATCGAAGACAATAAAACTAAAGAAATTATCTATGGTGGCGGTGCAGGAAGTGGTAAGACTGCTTTAGGTGTTTATTGGATTCTTAAATGTTGCTTAAAATATCCTGGCATAAGAGCGTTAATAGGTAGAGCGGTCCTAAAGACATTAAAGGAAACAACTCTTAACTCTTTTTACGATGTATGCAGGATGCAAGGTCTTAAGTCCGGTGTTCACTACCAGTACAATGCACAATCAAATATTATTACATTTCAAAATGGTTCGACAATCTTACTAAAAGACTTGTTTACATATCCTTCAGATCCCCACCACGACGAACTTGGATCACTTGAGTGCAGCGTTATATTTGTTGACGAATGTAACCAGGTAACAGAAAAAGCCTGGAATATTTTAAAATCTCGAATAAGATATAAATTAGATGAATACGGTTTAATTCCTAAGATACTTGGAACTTGCAATCCGGCTAAAGGATGGGTTTATAATAATTTTTATAAGCCAAGTAAGGAAGGTAAGTTAGAAGATAACAAAGCATTTATACAAGCTTTAGCAATAGACAATCCATATATTTCAAAACATTATATTGATTCTTTAAAGACTTTGGATAACCAAAGTAGGGAACGGTTACTTTATGGTAACTGGGAATATGATGAAAACGATAATGCTTTAATTGAGTATGATAAGATTATTGATATGTTCACGAATGAGCATATTCCAAGCGGTAAAGGTTACATATCTGCCGATATAGCACGATTCGGTAAAGATAATACTTTAATTATGGTTTGGTCAGGCTTTAGAGTTATTGAGATACACAAGTTGTCTCATAAGGCAACAAGCGAAGTAGCAGCATTTATTAAACATTTATCTAAAAAGCATTCTATTCCTTATTCACAAATTATTTGCGATGAAGATGGTGTCGGTGGCGGTGTGGTAGATTATGGCTTTAAAGGATTTGTAAACAATAGCAAAGCATTAACCGGTAACTACATAAACTTAAAATCGGAATGTTATTACAAATTAGCTGAATTAATCAATCAAGCAGGTGTTTGGGTAATGAGTGAAGATGTAAAGATTAAAAAGGAATTAACCGAAGAACTTGAATGGGTACAAAGACACAATGCAGACAAGGATGGTAAGCTTGCGGTCCTACCTAAAGACAAAGTTAAAGAACATTTGGGAAGATCACCGGATATAAGTGATGCCTTAATGATGCGGATGTGGTTTGAACTCAAGAAGTTTGACTTTGTTGTAATGTAAAAGTTATCTAAATTTATCGTAAATTTGTAAAAATAATTGCTTATGAACTTCTTTCAACGAATTAAAGCTGCTATACTACCTACTCAAGGTTCAGATGCGGGCAACAAATACAATCAATCTTTATTCTCTTATTTCAACGGAATATTCTTTAACATACCAAACAATCCAAGAGCGTATGTAAGGAATGGCTATCAAGGCAATCCCGATGTATTTGCTATTATAAATATGATTGCAAAGAAAGCTGCTTCAGTTCCTTTCTATGTTTACGAAGTAGAGAACAAAAAGAGTTTTAATAGAATAAAGAATAACCCTATTAACTTACTTAAAAAGGGATTAACGGAAGTAGAAGGAACGGACTTAAATAAGCTAATTGCAAGACCAAATGAAATGCAAAGCCAACAAGAGTATATCGAATCTTTAGTTTCTTTTTTAGAGATTACAGGAAACGCTTATTCTTATAAGTTTATGCCTGAAGTAGGTAGAAACAAAGGTGTACCTACTAAACTTTATCCTTTACCATCACAATTTACACAAATTATAGGTAGTGGTACATTTGAGCCGATTAGTGCTTATAAGCTACAAATAGGAAACCAAGAGATTGAGTTTAAAGTAAACGAAGTAAACCATATTAAGTTCTTTAACCCTGACTATAATGTAAGTGGTAATCAACTATACGGAATGTCACCGCTTATGGCTGCTTGGGAAACTGTATCAAGTTCAAACGAAGGCACAAGGGCAAAAGCTAAAGCATTTATTAATGGTGGTGCAGCAGGTCTTTTGTTTAGTGGAGATAAGGATGCAATGTTAGATGGCGAGCAAATTAGCAAGATTAATCAACAGATTGATAGTAAACTTACTGGTGCAGACAACTATAAGAGAATAGTAGCTACCAATGGTATTGTGGATTATAAGCAAATCGGAATGAGTCCAGCAGACCTTGAAATTATTAAATCAATAGGTGCTGATAGAGATACTTTATGTAGAGTGTTTGGTGTAGACCCTATCTTAATGGCTACCGATTCTGCTTCTTATAACAATAAGGAGATGGCTTACAAAGGTTTGGTAACAAATACGGTTGTACCTATTTTAAATATGATTAGAGGTATGTTTAATGAGATTGCTTTATACTATTCTTTGAGAGATGGTGTTGAGTATTATATTGACTACGATGCTCAAGCATTTCCTGAAATGCAAAAGGATATGGAGAAGATAGTTGCACAAATGAAAGAATCTTGGTGGATTACTCCTAATGAAAAAAGAGATGCAATGAATTACGATAGATTAGATGAAGCTGATATGGATAGGATTTTAGTTCCTGCTAACTTAACTTATCTTGATGAATTAGGAATGGCGGATAAAGCGTTATAATGACACAAGAAGAATTTGACACTAACCTACAAAAGTATTTAGAGACTTACGGCTATCGTTTGTTCTCTAAAGCCTTGAAACAATCTATTCAGCCAATTATAGATGCTTTAAATGAATCGGAATCGGTTGCGTTTACTAATTCTATTGCTGGAATGCTTTATACAGGTGTACCTATTTCAGAAGCTATGCAAACTTTTTATAATACTGCTTGGAATAAACAATCAAGAGGTTATGTTAAATGGCTTAAAGCTAATTTACCTCCCGAAGCGACAATAGGTGTAGGCTTTGAGAATCCTATTATGGATGCAGCTTTAAAAGATTACTTTAACACTATAGGCGGTCAGCACATAAAAGATATTAACGATACAAGTTTAAAAAGAATACAAACGGCATTTCAAAGAGCGTTAGAGAATAACGAAGGCTTTAGAGGAGCAGAAAAAAGATTAATTAAAGAAGTAGGGATGTCAAAAACAAGAGCAAGATTAATTGCAAGGACTGAATCTTTAATGGTAACTAATGCTGCTAAATTTACTCAAAGTGAATTGATGCCTATAGAAATGGAAAAGACCTGGTTGCACGATCATCCTAAGATGCCGAGAGATTGGCACATAGCTTTAAGTGGTAAAACTATTGACTTGGATAAGAAGTTTAACGCTGATGGTAGAATGATGAAACATCCAGGCGACCCTGCTGGCGGAATAGAAAATAACGCAAATTGTAAATGTACGATGCTTACAAAAGCAAAGTTAGATAAGGAAAATAATATCATATATAAATAATTGCTAAAAAAGTTAGTATCTTTGTACTAATCATAGTTTGGTGTTTTGGTTTTAGGGTGGGTAGGTAACTACTCACTCTTTTTTAAACACTGCTTAAAATAAACGCTTATGAAGAATATAAGTTTCAAGAATTACGATGCTACAATTAATGACCTTGATGTAGCAACAGGTGTAGTTACAGGTTATTTCTCACAATTTAATTCTATTGATTTAGATGGTGATGTTATAATGCCAGGTGCATTTACAAAGACAATCGCAGAGCGAGGACCAGATTCATCAAAGCCTGAAATTGCGTACCTGTGGCAACACGACACATACCGTCCTTTGGGGAAATTAATGGTATTAAGAGAAGATAGCTTTGGTTTATATTTTGAAGCTAAAATGAGCGATACAAGCTACGGTAAAGATGCTTTAAAACTTTATAGAGATGGTGTAAT